GTTGCTGCTAGGTCGGCTGCCCATTGCCGGATGTTGATCGGTTCCGCAACAGCAGCATCGTAGAAGTATTTGCGATCCAAGCACCACTGCGCAGCAGCTGCAAACTCAGTAGTGTCGATCATGTAGGACTTGATGAATGAGCCAGCGCCATACCGGGTGTCGGTCATCAGGTCATACAACACATCCGGGAACAGATGCGTGGCGCCAGATCCGCCGAGCATCAGCGTGCATTCTTTGCCGCCTGTGACATAACTGGAGAACTGCGCGAATTGCTGCCATTCCGCTGATGAACGGATGTTGATGCCGACCAAGGCAAGATCGTCATACAGCGGTGCGCTGTCATTCGGAACGATCTCGTTGACATAGACGATCTCATGCTCAGGGCCAGAATCTGCAGAGCTGCTGATTTCTGCGTAGACAAATGTTTCAGCAAGTTTGCCGTAATCGTCGATGTAGGTGTTTGTATCAACCAACGGCAGGCCACGTAACGTGCGGCCTTCATAGGTGTAATCGTCATCAAGCTCAGCAACAGCTTTGCCGTAGTTGATGCCGAAGTTGGTTTCGTTCAACGCAACAGACTCACCGTTAAACACGGCTGTCGTTCCATTCTCGCTGACGGTGGTGCGACCTTTCTTTGGATCAAGTACATAAAGCGTTGCACCTGCGCCGTAGTGGCTGTTGCGAATTTCAAAGCCCGATAGTGGTTCAAACATAAATTCGCGTTGCTTGACGCTGCTGAACTCCAGGCGGATGTAGGTGAACAACGCCTGCTGCGTTTCGCTACGCACGCCATAGGCATGGGTCAGAGTTGTCCAGCTGCTGCTGGTGATGTCACGGTATTTGATCTTGAAAAATGAATAACGCTGAACCGGCGATGTGATAACACCGCTTTGATACAACGAACTTTTGATTTCATCAATATCAGCATTGGCAAACTCTTTGCAGTAATTTGCATCGGCAAACTCATAGGTCTTAGCATCGCGGAAGTTGCATAAGTTGTTGATCCTGATGCCAAGTGTAGATTTCAGGCCAAGCTCCACAGCCTGACACCCACGTGTGGTAGCAACCTGACCTCGGGCGTAACGCAACAGATGGCCGCCGGTTGTTGCTTTTTCCCTTGTCCCGGCATCACCGCCAGCCGATACAGCTGAAACGACAACTGCAAAGCCGCTGCCAGTGCCGCCAATGTCTGCAGCGGCTGCAGATAGCGAATCTGTCGCGGCGTAGTCGTATCCAGGGTCGACGATGGTGACAGAACTGATGCCATTGGCTGCTGTTACTGGCACAGAGAATCCGCTGCCGGTGCCGCCGATGTCCGCTGCAGCGGCGGATAAAACATCAGCAGCTGCATAGCCTGTGCCGGAGTTGACAATCGTGACTTGGGAGACAACGCCTGTGCCATCAACCTCGATGTCTGCTATTGCACCACTACCTGAGCCGCCGGTCAGCGATACACCCGGATAGTCGCCAGTTACATAACCAGATCCGCCTGTGATGGATCCAAGCAACATCTTGACTACGACATTTGCAGTGGCGTCAAATCCACTGCCGCCGGTAAGCGGTACATCGGTGTATGAGCCAGCGGTGTAATTATCACCAGCAGTGATGGCGCCAAGCGTTGCAATCCGACCACCAACAGTGATGTATCCCTCTTGCTGTCCTTTGATCAGTCCAGCTTCAACAACACTGAATGTTGCGGTGACAGTTACAGCGCCAACGCTGCTGCCATCAAGATCAGCTTCGGACACAAACTGATCTGCAGTGCGTGTGGTGCAAACCGCAAGAGCAGTGCCGATTTTGTAAACTTCACCGACGACAATTCTGTCATCCCATCCCTTTTGCAGCGACGCCACTGATGATGCAACATCGCGTGCTTCAACTTGATCATCGCCGCTGCCGAATGTTACATCCCAGTCGCTGTTGTAAAACAGCTTGTAAGTGACAGTGGCACCAACCGCAACAGATTGCTCTGTGCCATTGCCAATAACGCCGCTGTAGGTGGAGAAGTTAGCGCGAAACTTATCACGGCGATTGATCTGTTGATTGTCGTTAGGGCAATCAACCTGCAAACGCCCATCAGTGGTGTTGGCTTGATATTGGCTGCGAACACCCGGCCTGATGACAGGGTTGACCTTGTGCAGCAGGTTGTTGCCAAGCGGTGCATAGACACCGAACGTGGTCTGCGTACTCGGGCGGTTGGATGAACAGAAGTCCGTCCGTTGCTGACCGTTCCAGTACACCTGAAACACGTCAGAGCTACCTGAGCTGCCGTCATCGTTCGCTTCAGTGCGTCCGAGCACGCGATCCGTGCCAGCGATGCGGCCACCGTTGCCGCTGACATACACCGTGACGCGAGAGCCTTGCTCCGTTGCGGAAGTGTCATCAAAGACATAGCCCTGCAACGTATTGGAGCCAATCGCGAAGCCAGTCGTGTCAATGCTGCTGATGGTGGATTCACCCAAAAGGAACACACCACGCAGCATCTGGCCGCCGCCGAGGCTAAGAATTTGGTTCCACAGCATCGGCATGTTGATCCTGATGCCGCCGTAGTTATCACCGCTGATCGCTTCACGTTTGGCGTAAACGATTGGGATGATGCTGCCGAGTGTGGCGATGTCCTGCTGACTGTCGAATCCGTACCGTGGCGCAAACCTGCTGTTGCGGATGATCGGATCGGTGATGTCCTGCGTCTGACGTGGCTGGCCTGGCGCTTGGCCGGGTTGCGGCGTGGCTGGTTTCAGCAGCGTAGAGATTGCCAGCGAGCCAAGGGCGATCACGAGATTGACGATGGCGATCACGGTGGCGGTCTCAGCCACCACTGCAGGCTGCGGGCCTTCAGCTGCGCGTTTCCGCACCTCGATCTGGAAGTGACGGTACTGCTCTTCCGTCAGACCGAGGATCTCTGCAAGATAGCGATCAGAAGGCAGCATCATTTGAATTTCCTGAACTCCAGCGGTTTGCAACGATCCAGCGGTATCCACTGCACACCGCGACGATGATGGACGTGGAGCAATCCACCATCAACAACAACGCCAATTCCAATGGTGCGTGCAGTGGAGAACAATGTTACCGCGTATTCCTCTGGAGCATCTAATGGCATTGTAAGTTCCTCGTAGGTCTGCGCTAACAATCGATGCCTGCCCCATTCGGCAAGATCCAGCCAAGTCGGATCAAGCCGTGGATGCGGTGCGCCGGCATCTTCGAGCACGTTCCAGACCATGATCAGGCAATCGGCGCCGATGCCTTTACGTGGATCAGCACGGAACTTATGCGGTAGTCCGATCCACTGGTGCCACATCAGCTCACCACCAATGCGCCGGATGTTGGCAATGCACCAACCAATGCGGTGCTAAGCGTGCGACGTGGCACCTGCGCTTTGACGGCATCAAGCGGTGAGGTCAGCTTGAGTATTACGCGGCTAGCGTCCATGTCATAGGACGCAACACGCCAGATCTCAGATGCAACGAGTGCTTCATCAGCAAAGGTAAGCGGATCAAGGCTGACGGTTTTGATCTCCAGCATGTAGCGGTTCTGCACCGCTTCGGCGAACAGGTTCACGGAGATTGCATCCGTGCCAGCCACCAGTGATGCGCTGGAGCGTTCGCCACCGCGAGCACCGCCGCCGGATGAGATGGCGAATGGCGCAAAGCTGTAGGCGACGCCGCTGTACGTCCTGCTTTCGTTGATACTGAAGTTTTGATACGGCGTGCCGGTGTACGCATCAGCCTGCGTCTTGAAGCGGATGTAGTTGACGAATGCGTAGGCGCTCATATCCCGACGCGACTCCTGGTCTTGACGCTATTCTGCAGCGCCTGCAATGTCAACGCTCGACCACGCTCAGCGGCCTGCGCCATGCCTTTGCGGTGCTGCTCAGCAGTGATGTACTCAACGCCGTTGATCACCTGGGATTCGTAGCGCACATCGATCGGGCCAGGATTGCTGATGGCTTGCGCGGTTTCGCGCTCGGCTGCAACCATCGATGCTTGCTCAGCGTTGCGTGTGAACGGCAACATGACCTCACGGGTTTCACGCATCCGATCGGAAGTTGAGAACGGCACCTGCGTTGAGCCGGTTTCACGCATCTGCGCTTCCAGCTCTTCATTCGATGTGATGCTGCCCTGCTGGAACGGAACAAACAGCTCAGGGCCGCGTTCGCCGACGATGTAAGGCTGATTTGCGTTGACCGGGCCGCCGGAGGCGCGGCCGAGAATGCCGCCAGCACCAGCCATGAAACCCGAGATTCCAGACCCAGCATCAGACTGCAAGCTGCCGAAACCAGTCAGGTTGAATCCACTGCCAGCATTAGACCCAAGACCAGGCAGCAGCTTCGCAACACTATTCAAAATCGCAATCTGAATCATCTTCGCAATGATCTGCTTCGCCATGTCCAAGAAATAGCTGCCAACGGACTGGAAGAAATCAGCCAACGCTTCCTTGGCAGTCTTCGAGCCACTGATCGCATCGACAAATGACTGCGAGAATGCGTCGCCGATTGCGGTGGCAGCACCTGTGATTTGGTTGATCGGATCAACAAGCTCTTGAAGACTGGTCCGAAGCTCTTCTATGTTCTGCTTCAGTTTATTTGGCTGCAGAATGCTATCAACGCCAGTCGGGAATTCTTGCGGCGTCATCGCGCCCAGCATCTTGCCGCTGACATCGACACCGCCGGAGAAGCCGTAGCCTTTCAGCATTTCGGAGAAGCGCTTGTTTGACAGCTCTTCTAGCTTTAAGTTGCGCTGCTTTTCTGCAACAGTTACCAGCGAAGCGGCATACTCTGTTGCATCTTTTCTCAGGCTTTCATACGGTTCTCCCGTGACCTTCGATAGCTCGTCAATTTGCTTGAGAAGATCTGCTTCCTGGTCAATAGCCGCATTGATTGCCTCGCTTGCTTTTAGATATATCGCCTCTTCAGCAGATGCGCCGACGCCTTTGAATTCGAATGCTACATCCCTAAGCATCCTTCTAAGCTTTTCGCCAAGTTCAACGGCTTTCGCCTCTGCGGCGGCTATTTCCTTTGCCTGCCTTTCTGCTCCTTTACCGGCAGCATCACCGCCAGACGCTTGGTCACCACCAAGTTGAGGCAAATCGCCACCAGCCCCAAACTCAGTAGGCGTGAACTCTGGGAACATTGTGTCCCGAACTCTGTCAGTAAATTTAGTGGCACCAGCCGCTTTTGTTGCGGCATCAATAATCTCATTAAACCTTCGATTGTAAAACTTGGAAGCAGCCTCCTGGTCGAGTATCAACGGCAGCCCAAGGACGCCAAACTCCTTCTCTGTCTCAAGTCTTGCCTGCTTTTGCGCGGCGGCCAAAGCTTCTGGCGTCAAGCTTTCAACTGCTTTGGCTCGATTGATAGCGTTTTCGACCCTTGAAAGCACGGTATCAAGGCTTCCAAGAATTCTTGTAAATGCGGCATTGAATACGCCAACAAACCACTTGGCAAAGGAAGATATTAGTTTGCCAAGGGCGCCAAAGCCAATCCCGACAACAACAAGAACTCTTTTTATCGTTTTTTCATTATTGTTTAGAAAATCGACAAGCCCTTTTGCATAGTCCTGGAACCCAGCGCCAACCTTTTGGAAAAATCCCCCAAAGTTTTCACCAGCAAGGTCAAGGGCAATTTGCAGCCTTATTTGAGCTTTCTCTGGCCCTTCGGCAATTTTTCTTGCAATCGCGTCAAACTCTTCTCCCTGCCCTCTCGCAAAAGTCACAAAATCTGCAATCGTGACTTCCCCTTTCTTGAAGTCTTCGGCAAGCTGGGGAAGGCTTCTGTTTGTTTCTTGAGCAAACCTCGCGACAGCGCCTGGCAATCTTTCGCCAATTTGCCCCTGAAGCTCTTCTGCGCTAACTTTTCCTTTTGACAACACCTGCGTTGTCGCAACGATTAAGGCTTGGATGTCTTCTTGTGACTTACCAAAAGCCACGCCGGAAGTAATAATGCCTCGATACAGAGCTTCAGTGTCCTCTAGCGATAAATTATTTGCCTTGGCAGCAGCATTAACAGACGCATATCCTTTTATGACATCTCCAATTCGAACCGAATAATCTTGACTAAGCTGCCTAGCAAAATCAAGAGAGCGATTGTACTCATCCTGATTGGCGGAGACGCCAGCAAGTGTTGTTTTTGCAAGATTAAGCTGTGCAACATAATCAGCTACTTGACCTAACTGCTGCCTGAAGGCGCCAACCTGAGCGCCGATGGCCGCGCCAGCAAATGCGCCACCAACTCCACCAGCAAAAGCACCAATCGCGCCACCAAGGAAGCCTTCAGGGCCACCGAAGATGCCACCCGAAATAGCAGCACCCGCAGCTTGGGTCATCTGCATCGGGGAAAGCCCTTTGCGGCGTTGAATCTTAGACAAGGTGCGATCAACTTTTTCTAGCTCTTGGGTAACATCTTTGAACTGCTTGCTGGCTGGATCAAGCTGATCCCTTAGAAGAGACCAAGCGGAGCGCTGCCTATTGAGACTGGCGATACTTCCGTTTGACGCTGCAGTCGCTTTTTTGATGTCAGTGGCAACTGTTGAGTAGGACTGACTCATCATTTCAATACTTGCAGTAATTTTTGACATTCCAATATCGCCAATCTGCCTGTAGAGGCCGCTAATCTCTCTGACCGGAGGCTCTGCAGCAACCTGCGCTATTGATCTAGCTCTGCCACGAGCAATAGAACGATTGATTGCAGCCTGCTCTCTCAGCGCTTCATTTTCTTTGTTTATTTTCTCAAGGTTCTCAATTCTTGATCTTATCTCTTGCTTTCTTTCCTCATTGGCCTTTCGAATTGCTTCTGGTAATTCAGGGCTAATAGGCGCCGAATACTGAGACAGGCCAGCTTGTCTTTGCGCCGCCAAAAATGCACGACGATCAGCAACGTTGCCAGCGCCTCTTGCGATAATCGCTCCAGTCGCGGGATCCCTGAATCCAGCCACACCTGGAGCACCAGCGCCGCCTGCGTAATACTGCTGAATACCAGCAACTTTGCCAGCGCGACGCGCAGCACCAGCCTCTGCAGCCTCAAGCTTGTCATAGGCGCTGCTAAGTCCCATGACATCCTGAGCTAATTTACGCTGCGCATCAGCCAGTCGCATGGCTGTCGCGGTGTAATCGGAAGAAGATCTATCAAGATTGACAAGTCTCTGCTGAAGCTCAGTGACTTCAAGCTGCAATGCTGCTGTTGTGTTTGGCAGGCTTAAACTGCCAGCCGGACCTTCGGCATAAGTCGCAAATGCAGCACTAGAATACATTTGCGCTTGAGCGCGAACCCGCTGCCTTGCAGTAGTTCTGCCTTGAACTTGACCAAGCAATGCAATGCGTTCTTGAACATTCAAAAACTCATCACTAATGAAGTTAAGACTTTTAAGACCTTCAGCAAGCCGGCCAACCTGCCTCTGAATCTTTTCAAGACTCATTGCGGGGCGCTGACTGATCTCGAAGCCTGCGTTAAATTTCTTGACCTCTACATTTGCCTCCTGCAGTTGAGACTTCAATGCAGCAATATCTTTCCCAAGCTGTGCAAAAGCGGAAGATCCGGGTCTGGCTTTGTTCCTGAGATTTTCAAGTTGAGAGATAATTCCGGCAATATCAGATGCACTTGATTTTGCAGCGTTGCCAGTTTTAACAAAAGCAGCACGCTGCTGCTCCATTTCATCGGTTGAACCCCTGAGAGTTACCTTTAGGGATTCAATATCTTTGCCTAGTTGAATATACGCCTTGCCCCCAAGCGCCGCTTGCTCTCTTAATCCCTCAAAAGCCTTAATCTGGCCCTTGATCGTCGCCTCGCTGTTGCCAGCTTTGGTAGCAAAATCGATTATATCTTTTGTAGCTTGATTTATATCCGCATCGGATAGCCTTACTTGCTTGGATAAATCACGAAAAGACCTGTTCAGCGCCGCGAGCTTTTCGCCGCCCTTAATGCCAAGCTCAATAGCAATAGGCTGAACAGTTTTAGGCGCCATCTTTCTTGTTCAGTTCTGCGAGCGCGGCTGCTTCCATTGTCTGGATGTCCTCAAGCAGCTCGCGTGGGTTCTCTATATCATACAGCGACATCAGGCCGCCCGCACCGAGCAGCACCTCGTACTTCAAGCCGACGTAGCCGCCCATCGTGACATTCCACTGCGTTTGCATTCGCAGGAACATCATCAACGATTCCCAGTTTTCCTCCCACACTTCGTAATGCTGCTCGGCCGGAGCGGCCTGCTTGCGCTGCGGCTTCAATCCGAATGCCGCAGCGTCATCAGCAGTGTTGTCCTCTATTTTTTTGCCGCCTTTACACCAATACTCGACGGCGCCTTTCAGTTTCCCAGACGGGCGCCCTCGAAGGTTTCGGTGTAAGCCTTGAGCACACCACGGATCCAATACGGATCGTCAGAGAATTCCTTCATCGTCGCCTGGGAAAACGGTACGGGCTTGCCATCCTCCTCGTCGATGCCCTCCCATCCAACCAGCACAGCCTTGAGCAGCTCCAGGTCGCCCTTATCAGCAAGCTTCTGGAACTCAGATCGAGGCACACGCTTGAAAACAGCATCAAACGTAGACTCCTCAAACACACCGCCATCGGCAGGTTCTTCAATGGTCACAGGCCACTTAAACGTCTTAACCTTTTTGCGAACAAAAGCCATGAGTGAAAATAGACTCCTGCAAACTATACAGCAA